AGGAAACGACTCGATCCGGTCTTGGTAAATTTCATTACCACAAACGTACAGATATTGGAAAGTGTAATCAAACTGCATAATATAGATATTTGTACCCTCGTATTCCATTTTACGCAGTATGGTTAATTTCATAGGGGTATGATAATAAATTATTTACCTGATAACTTTTGACCTTGGTATTCGCCAAATTCCTCATCGGTCATATCTTCAATGGCTTTATCTTCAAGCACCTTATAAGCAACAATATCAAACCTTCCATCACTTACTTTCGCGCCATTGAAAGTACCCTCGCTTTTGCTTTTCTGCTTTACTTTAATAATCATTTTATAGCTTTTGCCAACTTCCCAATCTGTAATTTCGGGTATCTGGTTATCATCGGCAGAAAATCCGGGCAAGTATGTTGCTTCGCTTGGCCTATCCATTCCTACCGGAGAAGGCGATTTTATTTTTTTAAGTTTAATTTCTGCCATATTCGTATGATTTGCAATTTTAATTTTATATACTGCCTGACAAACCAATTTTTCGACATAATGGTTTGCAATTCTCGCGCCTGGGCTTCCTTGAATTTTCTTTCCGCTTCACTCATTTGAATGCTGTGGCCTTGGAACATGCGGTATTTAAAAGTGTGTCCCTTGCGAATAGCCTCCCTTTTTGCCAATTTCTTCATGTGCTTTTTATGCCAACTGGCATCGCGCAAATCTATTGAAATTCCTTTTAACATTTTTGGTATAATTCTTAATTATATGGATCTAGATTTTCTTCTTCCTCCGCATAAGATGGACCCACTCGACTTGCGCCCTCTCGCAACTGATACGAAATATATACTGGCTCTGATAATAATAACCGGTGAAGATTTTCTACTTGATGATCGTTAATATCCTTTGGTCGACCGCTTGGCTGTTTATCATCTTTACTTGGCCCTTTCCATTCTTGCCAAACATATTCTTCAAGCTGTTTTATGGTTACTTGGCAAGTGTCAAAGATGTACATTTCAGGCGAACGCACCAGCTTGCCTTGCTTTTCTTCGTAATTTAATGCGTCATTGGTTCGTTTGATTCCCGCCATCATATCCTTGCTGCCCAGCGTGTACGTTTCTCCCAAGTCAAACAATGCAGAGCCGACTGATTTTTCTTTCTTGTGCTGGTCATCGTTGAATGCCGATGGGTCAATGATTCTGCCTTCAATCCTAAACTTCATCGCTTCCTCGTAGGCAATCATCCGGGCGTGCAGTTCTTTTACCAATCCTTCTGAAATAATCTCTCCGGTAATAAATATGGTGTTGTTCCGGTCAACCGATGCGTACAACACGTGGTCGGGAACTCTGGTGTGCGGGTCAAGTGCTTTAAATGTCGCAAAGTCCTTTTGGTTAAGCGGGAACGGTTTGATAACGTGAATCTTGCGTCTGAATAATTTATGCACCCTGCCAATCAAGTGTCCGAATTTTCCAAATACCCGGGCCTCTTTTTCATCTTCGGGATATGATGCCGCCAATCGCTTAATGTTGGCATGCTCAAGAATTCCCCGGACTCCATGCACTTTGCAATTATCTTCCATTTCGGCTTCAATGTAGTCTAGTTGATTTTCTTCTTCAAGCTGTTCATCCATCCAGTTTTTAATCCAGGCGGAATAATTAAGCGGAGTCAATGTCCAAAAGAGGATCATGCCCATGCGGCCTCGGGCCAGCGTAGCCATAAACTTGCTTTTGGGCATTGGTTCGTCCACCCAAACAAATCCCAAGTCAACCGATTCAAACTCTTTGTCATCCTGCTCGTTGCTCATCAAATCAATTTCCCAGCCGGTGTTGGTGCGAAACTTTGACACATAGTTTTTTCCTTCCTTTGCCGTTTCATACGGAGCGTCCGGAATCATCTGCGCATCATTGTAAGGCAACCATTTTTTTAATTCCGGAATAATCTTTTCCTTCAGCGTTGTTGGGTCTGAAATAATACGACCCTTTTTAATGTACGGGAATTTTTGAAATAATGGGTGTTCGAAATACTGGTTTTGCGGTCCGTAACAGATATTTACCACAATATTTGCACCAACCGCAGTTTTCCCTACAGCATTTGCTCCGATAAATAAATTGACAAAATTCTTGTCTGCGCCAAGCATTGTGATAAACTGCTCTGCTTTTCCATTTGGCGCATACAGTTTTGCGGACTCCTGTTTATCCCTTTCTTCCAATTCCACTTTTGCGGCCGCCTTCTCCTGTAATTCCTCCAAGGATAATCTCAATAAGCTCCTCTTTAGTTTTTCCACTGAACTTGTTGGTAATTTCGATTCCGTTTCCATAAATTTTTCTTGCCTTGTAGGCTTTATCAAGTCCCTGGTTTTTCGCCTGCCAAGACTTATGGTTTAGTAAAAACATATTCACGTCGGCCAGTAATTCATTGTTTAAAATAACCTCCGAAACTTCTTTCCAACTTTTCGTATTTTTAATTTTTCCACTCCGGATATATGAAGCACTGTATCCCAGTCCCTTAAAAGCATTTTTGTCTGAAGCACCAGTGGATACTTTTTTTAATGCGGCAATATGGCGGAGTTTCATCTTCGCTTTACTTTTCAATAACCCTTTCTTTTTTTCGGTTTTTTCTTTTGCATTATTTGCCATTTTTTTATTTAACCGCGGCAGCCTTTTTTTCCGCCTTTTCTTTTGCCGCTATCTTTTCTTCGTCAAAAACAAACAGTACCTGGCCTAAGGTGAATGGAACAAAATAATCCTCTGTCTTATCCCGGCCGGGAACTTGTATTTTGTTTGCTTCAACGATCTTTTTTAAAAACTGGTATTTGTCCTCGCTCAATTCCACTTCGCCTTTTGCTTCTGAAATTAAAATACCAATTTCCACCACCCAAAATGCAAACTTATTTGAACCGCTTTCTTTGGTGTCGTAAATTCCCGACTGGCTCAATAAATTCAAAAGCATATCGCCCACGGTCAACTTCTTTCCCTCATCGCAGTCGCCTTTGCGGGTGGTTACTTTCGGGTCCGGATAGCAATTCAAACAATCTTTTTTCCAGCACCGGTCTTTTAATTGTTCACCCTTGATATTGTTTACTGGTAAATCTACTTTTAATTTTCTCATTGGCTGTTTTGATGTTAAGTTTATTTTTATTTGCAATGTTTCAGCAATCAACCCTGGCGGCATGATAACTCGTTTTCCTCTTGCGAGGCGTCGCACGAATTAGCAGGCTGGTGCCAACGACCGGATCCCTAAACAATATAAATTTCTTGTTTCAAAAAAAGGTTTTAGATTTCATTATGAAAAATGACTGTTACATCCCGAATTTTTACTCCTCAAAACCCATTGCTTCTTGAAAAGGGGGAGTTGACGCTTATGCGTATCGTTCAATTTTTGTTCTTTTTCTTAAATTGCACGGCATGCATAAGGGTTGGATATTTTCTATCCAATCACTTCCACCTTTCGATAATGGAATAATATGATCGCGAGTTAATTTAACTTGCGGTTCAACTTTTTTACAACAAAGACAAGTAAATCCGTATTGTTTTTTTAGTAAGTCCCATTCGCCCTGGGTATGGAAACCCAACACATTTCTCTCCCTATTTTTCCATGCTCTCCTGTAAAATGCTTGGTCTTTTGTAATCCCACCTTTCCAACCTCCAGCAAGTTTACCAACCCTTTTACGACCGGCTTCTCCAATCTTCATTTTTATTTCATCGGTATTTCTTTTGGAAATATGTTCTTTTGTTTGTCTGTATCCTTTTTTCGGCATAGTTAAAAAGCCCGCTTTGAGGGGGCATCGATCTTCATACTTGCCTTAATATCCAATAATCTTCCTGCCACGCCAACCAATGTCCGAATAGCTTCTGCATTTGTCCCGGCTTTGCCAATAATAATACCCACGTCTGAAGGATCCACTTTTACCATATACAAAACACCCATTTCATCTTTGGTTACCTCAACTTGAATATGTTCGGGTTTGTAGACCATGCCGCCAATCATTGCGACCAACCAATCTTTTAATTTATCTGAATTTTCCATTACGATTTTTTATTTTAATTTTTAATGACTATCCGAATACACAAAAAAAACGAAGGGCCTAATCAATACACATCAAAAAAATGTGTATTGATAGGCAACCTTCGTAAAGATTGGAATATACGATTCACGCCGCGTTCGTAAACGCGCAGACTATCAACAATTTAACTATACTCTTGATCAAGAATATCTGTCAAGCACTACTCTTTCCAAGTGATACCTTTCACTGCCCACATTTGCGCAGCCTGGGCTTCCGTAATGGCAACAGAAAACAATCTTACCGCTTCGCCATTATTTTCTGTTTTCGCAGTTTCGCGCAAATTATTTAACTGCTCAATAATGTCGGCGTACAACTCTTTTATCCTTTGCACGTTCACATCCCCGGAAGGATTAAAAGTTAACCCTACCGCTTTTTCACCAAACGTCAACTTTTTTTCCGTACTAACTGCTTCGTCTTTTTTGATTTGATCTTTCATATATTTTTTGTTTTTATATTTTTTATTTATTGGTTCATATAACGTAAATTCTTTTTCGACCTTTCCATCTTCAAGCCAATATACTCGCGCTTCAAAATGCACATGTGGTTTTATTTTTTTACACCCTAAACAAATTTTCTTAACTATTTTTTGTACCATTTTTCAAAACACTAACTTCAAATATAATTTCTTTTATTGCAGTAATTTTGTTGATCACTCCACACTCCCTACATCTCATCAATAAATAGCCAAACACTGCAAATGTTTTTTCATCACCAGCTTTGCAGAGAATTTTATTGCACTTTGCACAATAAATAGTTTTAGTTTCCTGTTTTGGCATTGGCTTGTAAAAACTTTTTAATCACGCGCTCGCTTGCCAACCTTTCCCCGGCAGTTCCAGCATGATCGAATATCATGCGTACTGAAGCCACCATCCGATCAATCGACTGCGCCTTGGTTTCTTCGACCATCTTTACTTCAACCGGCTTTTCTTGCACAGCAGGGCCGGCCAAAAACATTCCTGCATCCTTAGTTTTTTCAAGAATATCCCGCACGCTCCGGCTGACAATGGCGCCCGGGATAACATACGTATCAGGATCCATACCAAGCCCCCGGATACCATTGACCGCGCCAAAATAAGCATCGGACTCGGTGTAGGCAACCATCATGGCAATCGTCAATTTATCTTTTACCAATGACATGCCCTCGCGTTCCCATAAATCCTTTTTGATGGCGGCAATGGCAAACACTTTTAATTCCATTGCCATATTCAAAGGCAATGGATCTGACCCGGACTCTACCTCAATTTGTTTTTTTGCTTCTTCACTCATTTTTTTGTATGCTCCTTTTCGTGAATTTCAAAAAGGCGCATGAATTCTTTTTTATCTTTTATGTCGACCGGATTTTTACTTCCCGCAATAACCGCGCAAAACTGGCAACCATCAACTGCCTCATGCTTTTTTTCTAAAGCCACTGGCCCCGTTTCCTCTTTTTTAAAATAGATATTCTGCCCGACACAATGCTCAACGCAGTGCTGCATCAAGAAAGCCGGTAACCCCTTCAATTCCTTTTTTACTTTTCGCCATCCCCAAAAAGTCGGGATATAATATTCAGCGGTAATTTTATTCATTCGGTCCGTATTTTTTGCTGTCCTGAAAGGAAACCCCATGCACGCTTCTTTCCAATACACCGGATCGCCAAATTGAATAATCCGAGGATTGATTATACACCAGCTCCCAAACTCTTTGGCAAAATACATCCGGCGCAATTCTTCTTTATTTTTTTCCGCCGGCACTTCAAAAGGATCTTCATTGACCACAAAGAAATTCAGCGGCGCAACGGAAACTTCAGCATGGGCCAAAGCAAACGCTTTTTTATAATGGCCTTCAAATTTCCCTGCTTTAATAAATGCCCGGAGTTTATGGGCTTCATGAGCCATAAACTTCCAACTGGGCACAACTATGGCTGGCTTGCCATGGGCGGGCCGGATGATCTTCATATCTTCGATGTTTATATTTTCCATACTTATAATTCTTCGCCGTTTTTAATAATATCAGCTCGACACTTAGCGCAATCTTTAATATGCCCCATTGTCCTGGCACATACATCTTGAAAATTCTTTGGATCCAGTAAAGTAAAATCCGGATTAAAATAATCTCGAGGCTCGGTTACTATTGCCCGCTTGCCACACACATCACACGTCCCGCTATTGAACGTTGACGAACTCATGCTTATTTTAGTCGGTGCATTTCCAAATCGTTTAAGGCACGTAAGATAATTGGCCGTGATGCCACATGGCGAACATACCTGGCCAACCTGTTGTAAATTATTCATAAAATTAAATGTAAATTATTTATTGCAACTTCCACATCGACCATTGAAACTTCTTTTTGCGCCACACCATTAACCAATCGCTTCTGCTCAAACGTCAAACACCGGTTCGCCGGATGCTCCGGATCCAGCAAAAATGCAGCTGCCTTTTCTTTGCTGATAAAGAAACAACTTTTTTTATCAAGAACATTCGGACACTCCCAAAATAACCGGGCATCTTGCAGTTGCGTATCACAATTCGGGCATCGCTTGTAAAATAGATTTTGCCAACGCTTGGGTTTTTTTTCTTCAAACATAACTTTTTTTAATAAGAATATATTTATCTTTTTTTACTTCTTTTATCAGATATAAATCCTCGTCTAATTTTTCTAATTGCTGCCGAATCAATTTTAAACTTCTTGGCTTATTTTTATTCCACTCCCTTAAAAAATTCCCTGTCATGCTCCAATCTTTTCTGCGGTACTTTTCATCCTTTATCCCCTGGCATTTTGAGCATACGGTTTCCATATTATCCAACGCCATATTTCGGTCTTTGTATCGGCCTTTACCGTCTTTAAATCTTACTCGCAAATCAATGTTCCACTTTAACCTTTGTTCTGCTCTTGTCATCCCACAATCAACGCATTTTTCTTTATCTCGGATAATAACTTTTTCTCTCAAACCGCCATATCTTCTTAAATCATTGCGGCGCTTATAAAATGCTTTCATTCTGGGAGATTGATTGTATATTTTTTTCTTTTCCTCAATTACCCTAGTGGAACATTCCGGACACCTTGATTTATGTCCTCTTACCGGATTTACCCTTTCGCCACACTCAATACACATTGGCCGATAATTTAACTTTCTGAAAAGAGTAATTTTAATGGCATTAACCGAACGTCCCAAAACTTTTGATATTTTGTTATGAGATTTCCTTTCGTCCAGAAGTTTTTCAAGGGTTCTAATTTCTTCTTCGGTCCATGGTTTATTTTTTGCCATTATTTCATCTCCAAAAAATATAATAAATCTTCGGCCTTTAAAAAATGTCCAACTCTACCAGGATGACTATTTTTAGTAATCCATTTTATAATTTCTTTCTTGCTGATAAATTTATGCGGCTCACAAGTAGCACAATTTTTCATTCTACAAATACGGATATGTTCTTCCCAATCCTTACGCCTTTTTAAATCTTTTTTTGTTGCCATCGATGTTTCTCTTGTCATATTTTTTCCATAACTTCTTCAAGCGTCCTGGCCACAAAAGCCAAACCGCCCTTAGAATTTAAGTTATCAATAAATTCCTGTTGCTCCGGGGAAACAATTCCCTTATGGTCTTTAACCTCGATAGCCAACCACTTGCCCCCAGGCAATACTCCAAAAATATCCGGTGAACCTTTAAGACCAAGTCGCACTGCGTAAGATTTTCCCTTGTATTGTTGAAACATCATACCGGAATTATTGCGCCAATTCCAAATGCCTTTGTAATCCAGATATTGCATGATCGCTTGCTGAATTTGCTTTTCAGTTGGCCAAATTTTTTTTAGTTTTCTTGGCATTATATTTTTACAAATCCATCATCTTCTTCAACTTCAGGAGCTTTTGGCGCAGCTGCAATCAATTCCCCTTGCCCAAACACGACCTTTTCTTTTTTTTGTTTGGGTATTTCTAAATCTTCTGTGGCAAACGGTCGCAGATTTTGATTTCGCAAATAGCGATCAATTTTTAAAATGTCATCATCGTTGGTAATTTCCAGCAACCCTTCCGGCGCGGTGAGGCTTCTAAAAGCAAAAGAAACTTCTGAAACTTGGCGGCCATTCATAATCATGTTTAAAATTGGATAGCCGGAATGTTTAAATTTCATTTCCCACTCTTTACCGCCCACTGTTTTGCCATACCATCGAAATTTTATATCTGAATTTTTAATAACTAAATTCTTTTCGTCAACAATTTTTCTGCCTTCAGGCCATTTAATTTTTAAATTGTGATGTTTCCTAAAAATCTCGCAACCAATTTGATAATCAATACTTTGTTCAATCTTTTGCTGTGTTGTAAATTCTATTTTTTCTAATTCCGGTGCTGTTTCCTGGAGGGGTATGTTAACCGGTAATGCCACCATATTCCCACCTTTCACCATATCAATCATTGCCAAAGCTTCTTCCAATGTTTGAGGCTCATCAAAAATATCCAAAGCTTTAACATCAATTTTTTCAGTAGTTTTTTTTGCCATGTTTTTTTAATTTAATAATTTTTTGTCCTGGCCCGTAAATTGCAAAAACTTTTTATTAACCATCATTTCGGTTGTGGTTAATTTTGGATATGGAGTAGGAGAAAAATTTGCATCTTCATCCACGCCCTTAATCGACGACGTGGCTTTTAAGGATCCGTGAATCAAAATAAATTGCGGCGATTTCTCCCCGGTAAGCAACATAATAATTTTTTGCCCCTCCATTTGCGTCAATTCAATATCTTGCGCGTCCTCGTCCTTATTTTTAAAGAATTTCAAAATATAATAAATTTGTTTGTAGGTTGTCATATGATTGCAACATTACTTTTTTTATTCTGTTGTTTTTTTACAAACGCCATTAAGCTCCCCATTTTATTTTCCAACTGGATTGGCGTTGTGATAACCGGTGCGTAATCCATACCATTGGTTTTTTCCAACAACTTGATTACTTTTTTCATCGCTGCCATATTGTTTTTTTCTAACATCCGGGATAATGCGGCCACTTCTTTTTTAATTCCCATCAAGTTTTCATAGTTTGGATTAACCTTTTCGAATAGCTTAAATAAAGAATTTACTTCCCCGGAAACTTCCATCGGCGGAACGCCATTAGGGTTAGAGTTAGGGTTAGAGTTACTATTAGGGTTAGAGTTAGAGTAGTTGGCGGCGTATGTATACCCTATGGTGGACTTATGTATAGGGTATCCATACCCCATCAGTTTTTCGATGATTTGTGAGGGGATTTGGTTCAAACCGGCAATAATTCCTTTATTTATGGTTTCGGATCCCGTAACTTGATGTTTTATGAAGTTTTTGATGCAAATCCACTGATCAATATAATGGATCTTCTTTTCTGTCGCGAATTTCTTGAATATTTTCACTAAATCCGGCTCGTTTATTTTGGTATCAAAAGCAATAATATCGAGCGCCAATTCGTATATTCCACAAATATTGGTGCGCTCATTAGTCAGGCAATATATAAACAAAAGCTTTTCATTTTGATTGAGGGTTCGCACAAAAGGATCGCTCCATAATTTTGTGTCGATGTATCTGTTTTTTGCCATGTTATAAAAATTTAACTTGATTTAATTCCCTCTTGATGCGATCCTTTCCCTCCTCGATGTTGAGCCATTGCTCGGGGTTTAATTCACTGAAATTATCAATAATTTCTCGAGCCTGGCTGAAGGTTAATGTCTTTGATGTTGTTGTGTGGTAGTAGAGAAAAAGATAGAGTTTCCGGTACATTCCGAAGTGCCGGTTAAGCAAAATATTAGCCAGTTTTATTTGTTTTTCGGTAGCGGAATTTTCCATATTTTATTTTCCGTGTTTTTTTTCATCGGTGTACTTCTTGTCCCAACATTTTCCACAATCCGAGGGGGTAATGCCTCTATGGTTTTTTAGATTACCGCACAAACCAAATTTATTGAATTCTTTTTTTGTAGTATTTTTTTCCATAATTTCTTTTTAATGAATTCTTAAATTTATCCGAGGCCCAATAATTCGTATGATGCGGACAAGGCACAGAAAAGGGGCAGGGAATGACACCCCTTTTCATATTATTTATTGTGCCTTTACATTTCTCTTGTCCCATACTTGATGACAATTTTTACATAACCTGATCCAATCTCCTAAATCCCTTAAATAATTCCCACTCTTGTTGGCCCAATCTATTTGATAACTACTAAATCCCGATTTTTTACAATGCTCACAAGCATCAGGTTTTCCTAGTTTTCTTCTAATCCACATATGAAGTCCGTTGTACGATACTTTGTCGCCCTTCCAATGTGGATTTTTTTCATTCAAATTATCCCCCACTTTGAATTGTGTTTTTTCAATTCCTTTAAATGGTAGATGATTTTTTTGAAAACCTTTTACTCCTCTTGCCATACAATTTAAGGCGTAAGCCTTCTTGATGCGACTACTAATCTTTTGAGCGCCTGGCTTTTTACTTGGCGCAACGCTGCTTCTTTAAGGTAATCGTTATAATCTTTTGACTTTTCTACTGGCCCGAACCCGCACTCTTTCCGCGCAAAGGATAATAACGCATCGCCCCGAAGAAAATATTTTGCGATGCTAGGATTATCCATAAGTGATTAAAAAGGAATATCGGCGACATTAATTTCATCCTGCTCGTCTTTTGGAACGTATTGTTCATCCTCGCCGCCACGTTCCACCTTAAAATCCTTTTTAGGAAATCTGGGTTCACCCCGGTTTTCAAATTCATTACCGCCCCGGGCGCTTTCTTTCATTTCCCCGGACCGGACAATCTGATAATCCGGCTGGCCCTCCTTTTCTTTATTTTCATTTTTAAAAATAGCGATATTAATGTCCCTTTCAAGGCCATTTAAAATACCGGAAAAGTATTTGGTTTTGCCGTCCTTCGATGTTTTGAGCCATAAGACTCCGATTTTTGTTGATGCCATAATGTAGTGTTTTTAATTTATCCAAAGGTTGGCTGGTGGTAAGGGTGGAAGCCGGGACGCGCCCATAATGAGCCGTTGATAGCCAACATCCACGCCTTCCATCAACCAACCTTTAAAATAAAAATTAAGATTTTGCTTTTTTTGCCATGGCAATTAAATAGCGGTCAGTGCTATTATTCCACTCATGGCCGGCTTTGAAGTGAAGAAAAGCTTCATAATCTTCGTCAATGCGATACTGATACTTATCGTCATTGTTATCGAGATCCAAATTCATTTCTTCAAAAACTACCCAGGGCGCAAAATTTTCCTTTCCGTCCTCCTCCATGCGTTTTAGATATTCTTCTTTGCTTTCCTTTGCTAACCGGATTGCGTAGCGCACTTTGTATTTTTTCTTGCCGCATTCTTCCTCGTCTGCCTTGCAATAAGCCGCCGTCTGCAGCCGGACTTCGTTGTACAGCCCATTGGCGGTTTTAATATCAATTAAGGCATATTTCCCATCAACCATAGCTTCAATATCCAGTCGGCCCACGAAATTATTTTTCATGGAATAAATCGCTTTTTCACATGAAAGATATTTAATTTTATGGGTTTTTTCAAATTGCAAAAAAGCATCTACAATTTGTTGCACGATTGGATTTTCTGGCATCAACGGCATTTCGCCTTGATTCAAAGTAAAACGAACATAATGCTCAATCCATTCGTGGCCCAAGTCCCCGATAGCCGCAGCTTCAGTTTTCTTTTTTCTGCCCTGCCCCACCGCTGCCAAAATATCTTCAGCCGTGATAGTTTGGGGCAGAATTTTCATTAAGAACTTCTTGATTTCCCGGGCCTGCCAAATGCCAAGCGGCTTGCTCTTGTCTTTGATCTTGATGATTTCAGTAACACTATCGGGAGAAATTTCCTTGCCTTTTAAGAACACCTGGTATCGTTCGTAAACGGCATCCGGATTAAACCTAATCCTCAATTTTCCCTTATACAATAATGTTTCTGTGAATGTTGGTTTTGATGCCATATTATTTTTTCTTTTTAGGTTGATTTAACTTTTTCATGCAGCTGCCGCAGTAATCCTTCTCGAAGAACTTTTGAGAATATAGCGCCTCCATGTCGCTGATGGCGTTACCGCATTTTTCACACTTTTTGGCATTCTCATTTTCTTCTTGTTGATCCGGTTCTTCTTCAGCTAACGGATCTTGTTGCACCGGTTTTTCTTTCTCCTGTTCCTCCTGGGCTTCTGGTTTATCCGCTGCTTTGGTTGCCTTTTTAACCGGCACATCTTTGCTCCAGGCAAATTTTTTATTGCCCTGGCAAGCATCAATGATTTTCTCAAAGTCCGGTTCAATAATTCTACCGAGTTGTCCGGTGCGGTCTTTAGCAACAAATTTGTCGCTGGAAGGATCCACAATAATCACGCGCTTTTCATCATCGCCAGTTCCGGTCTTAATCATGTATCCCACCACATCCACCATGTTTACCAGCTCGCCGGCAATCTTAGTTTCAATCATGGGCCGCTTGACGATTTTTTCTTCGTCTTTATATTCGGCAACGTGGGCCACTAAAAGAACATGGTTTCCGCTGTCGCGTAAAAACTTGATAAAATCGCGCATCTTCTTTTTCAGAAGTCCCCAGCCGGCCATCGTAAGATTGCCGTCAGTTTGCACATATTTGGATCCAGAGGTTGCCACTAAATACTGCTTTAGCTTATCCATCGCTTCCCCGATTGGATCGATAACAATGGTCCCGTAGGTGTTGGCCCGGATGGTCTTAATCAATTCCGGATCCATAACATCTTCCCACTTCTCAATTTTCACGACATCCACATTGATGCCGCGAAGCCCGAAATATTTGGATCCATTTTCAAAATCCAAAAGTAATGGCTTTGGCGCCGTAGTGGAAAAGGTTGATTTACCAATTCCGCCCGGACCATAAACGATCATGATGACTTTCGGCCTATGGGCCGGATCACCTGTTTTTGTAATTTGCAT